AGTGGTGATGCTGTATGGTCAGTAAGTTTTGATGGTAGTGCAAACGTAACATCTGCTTTAACTTTAGCTAATACTGGAGTTACTGCATCAACTTACGGAACTTCTACTGCTGTGCCTACAATCGCTGTAGATAGCAAGGGTAGAATCACAAGTGCTTCAAATACAAACATTACTTTCCCAGTTACAACTGTAAACGGATTTGCTGGAACTGTTGTTTTAACAACATCAGATGTTGCTGAGGGAACAAATCAATACTTTACTACAGCAAGAGCACAAGCATCTATTACTGGTGGTGCATCAAGCGTAGTAACTGCTAACTTAACTGCATCAAGAGCATTGGTTTCTGATGGTAGTGGTAAGATTGCAGCAAGTGCGACTACAACAACTACAGAGGTAGGTTATTTAGCTGGTGTAACAAGTGCTATACAAACTCAGCTTGATAGCAAGTTGAACTTGACTGGTGGTACTTTAACTGGCGGATTAATCGGAACTACTGGTAGCTTCTCAAGTAGTGGTAGTGGAGATACTTTCACTATTGGCCATACAAGCGGAAGTGGCATAGCTTTAAACATTACTAAGGGTGGTAACGGCGAAGGCTTGTATATAAACAAAACAAGTGGTAGTGGAAACGCTGCAACTATTATAGGCACATTAAACGCAACTACTTTAGTTAAGAGTGGTGGTACAGCATCTCAGTTCTTAAAAGCAGATGGTTCGGTAGACTCAAACATTTATGCTACAACAACTGCTTTAGCTGGTTACTTACCTTTAACTGGTGGTACGCTTACTGGTGCTTTAAGTGGTACAAGTGCTACGTTTAGTTCAAGTCTAATAGTTGGCTCAACACCTATTCTTTATGGTAATGTTGCTATAAAATCAAATAGTGCAACATCTTATTTTGGACTTAATGTTATTGCTAATGGAAATAATAACTTTATAGCATTAAACCATACTGGTACGGCTGGTATTATTGAAACTGAATTTTCAACTGGTGGTGCATATACACCTTTACAATTCGTGCTTGGTGGTTCCATAAGACTTACAATAGCAACTACTGGTGCTGCTACATTCTCTGGTGGAGCTTCGGCTGCTCCAGCTACAAGTGGTACTACAACTAATAGTATGGTTGTATTTAAACCTAATGATGGTAGCAATGCAATCATTATGGGTGCTTATCCAAATGCTCCAAATGCAAACTGGATTCAATCTCAATCTACTGGAGGTTTAGGAACTACATTCCCATTAGCACTACAACCAATAGGTGGTAATGTTGGAATCGGAAAGAATAATCCTCAAAACATACTTTCTGTACACATTCCTTTTACAACTAATGGAGTTCTATATCCTATTATAGTGGGTGAGGCATCTACAAATGAACTTGGTGGTATGTACATCGTAGCTGATGCTGTAAATAATCCAATAGGAGCAGGATTAGCTTGGAAAGTATATCAACAAAATGTTGGGCCTATAGAAAAAATGCGTATTTCTAGTAGTGGAAGTGTAAATATGGCTTCATTAGGCACTGGAACAGTTCAAGCTACAAGTGGAACTTTATCTACCATTTCTGATATGAACTTAAAAGATGAAGATGGATTTATAGATAATGCTTTAGAAAAAGTAATGAATTTAAAGCCAAGATATTTTCATTGGAAACAAGAAAGTGGATTACCTACTGATTTAAGACAATTAGGATTCTTTGCTCAAGAGGTAAATGAAGCATTAGGAGAAGAGGCAGCTAATACTCCAAAGAGTGAAAATGACAAATGGGGTATTTATGACAGAGGGATGATAGCTTTTTTAACTGCTGCTATTCAAGAACAACAAGCACAAATAGAAGAATTAAAAGCATTGATTGCAGCTAAATAATTTTACCTAAATTTGTAAAAAATAACCAAATATGACTATTACATTAAACGCAGAGCAAATTAAGCAATTAGATGGCTTTTTTCAAGAGTTACCGACAAAGTATGGCTTACCCCTTATTAAGTTCTTTGGTGAGCTAAATGAGGCTCAAAATGGCCAACAAACGGATTCTAAAGAACCAGAGGTAGAAGGATAATGAAAGACTGCGGATATGCTATACGAAAGGCTTATTTCGACAAGATAAATGCTAACGCCTACGAACTATCGGTATATGATACCATAGCTCCAGATGGTGCCGAGCCTCCATTCTTGCTAATAAGTTCTCAAACATCAATAGAGAATAGCGACAAAACAAGCTATAACTTTGATGTAAGCATACAGTTTGACATTGTATATAGGACATTTAAGTCTGGAGAGGTAGGTCAAAAGTCAGTAGATGAATGGGCTAATGGCTTGTTGGAAATCATAGGAGTAGCTCCTGCAGATTACCCAGATGCTTCTCCAGATTTCAAAATAGTTACAAGGAATATGGTGTCAAACCAGGCTACTTTTGACTATGTAGAAGAAACATATATTTTTAGAAGAGTTATAGTGGTAGACCACTTCGTAACTCAAACTTTATAATATGTACTTATATAAGATACTGAACAAGAATACTGGGAAGGCTTATATCGGACAAACAATAAATAAGCCAGAGATAAGGTTTGGTTACCATACTCAAAGGCTAAAGAAAGGTACTCACGACAACGAGTATCTTCAGCGTTCTTTTAATAAACATGGCATAGATTCCTTTATGTTCTATACCATCTTAAAAACTGATGACTTAGAAAGTCTTAATCTTTACGAAGAGCAGTTCATTAAGATTTTAAGAGCAACAGATAGGAACTTCGGATATAACATTAGACCAGGTGGTTTAAATACTAAACATTCTGAAGAGACTAAGAAAAAGATATCATTGGCTGGTATGGGTAGACGAAAAACAGAAAATGAGGTAAATCTTATAAGAAAAAGGATGATAGGTAATACTTACGCAAAAGCTCAAAAAGGCAAGATAGTAAGTGAAGAGTCTAAAAAGAAAATGTCAGAATCTGCTATATTAAGAGGTAATGACAATCTTAAAAAGCGATGTATGGTTTATAGAGATAATGGTACATTTGTGGGAGAATTTGAGAGTAGATTAGAGGCAAGTGTGAAGATGGGAATAAGTTATGGTCACTTTAAAAGACTAAGAAGACAAAATAAGATTATAATTAATTAACAAATAGGATTTTAAACATATAAAAAATAAATAATATGGCCACAAGCGGAATTTTTAACGGAACTTTACTCGTAGTAAAGATAGGTGGAGTAGCTGTAGCTCACTCTACATCTTGTTCTTTATCAGTATCAACAGACTTACCAGATTCTACTACAAAAGATAGTGGAGGATGGGCGGCTCAAATTCAAGGACTTCGTTCTTGGTCAGTAACTACAGATGGCTTAGCAGTAATCGAATCTGCTGCAGCTGGTATTAACGTAGAAGATTTATTTTCTTCTGTAAGTTCAAGAACTGATGTAACTTTGACTTTCTCTACTTTCGTAAGTGGTGACAAGATTTGGACTGGAACTGCAGCGGTTGAGTCTTTAGACTTTACTGGTGACATGGAATCTCCAGCTACTTTCTCTGCATCATTCACTGGAACTGGAGCATTAGTGATGACTACCAACGCATAAACTAAAAACCAAATATATGAGAGGACAATTTAACCTATCACTTTCTGATGGTAAGGTAATACCGCTGCGTTTCTGCACATGGTCTTTAAAGAGATTCTGTCAGTTACAAGGTATTGGCCCAACAGAGATAGGAACAGCTTTAAGCGGTGAATCTGCTTTAGACGCTGTCGTTAATTTAGTAAGGTCTGCTGCTGAATATCCTTTTTACAAAGAAGGTAGAACGCCAGATTTTAAGGAGATTGATGTATGCGATTGGATAGATGACATGGGTGGTATCGCTGGAACTCAATTCCAAGAAATCATGGCCGCATTATCAGAAAGTATGACAAGTGGAATAGAACAACCAACTTCTACGTCAACAGAGGCTGGTGAAGAAAAAAAAAATTAGAATGGCTTGACATAGAAAGATATACAATGGGGGAGTGTCAAATACTTCCCCATTTGTTTTGGGAGATGACCATGGCTGAATTAGACTTTGTTTGGTATGGTTATAGGCATAAGGAGGAGCAAGAATGGGTGAGGTCAAGATGGCAAACTACTTTACTTATCAATATGCAGCTACCTAAAGGTAAAAAGGTTAAGCCTACTGAACTTTTAGAGTTAGATTGCGATAAGAGAAATAGAAAGAAAAATGTTAAGATAATGACTAACGAAGAGTTAAAGGCAGTTTTAAAAAAATACGAAAATATTAAACCAGTATAATAATGGCGAATCAAGAAGGTATTGATATTATAATTAAGGCCACCGACCAGTACACTAAAACCATAAATAACATTACGGCTTCAAATGAGTTATTTGGTAAAAGTGTAAAAAATATAGAAAAGGAAATATCTACACTTGAAAACTACATGGTAAAACTTGTAGCAAATGGTATGAGTCCAGCTAGTGCTTCTATTAAAATACTACAAACTAATTTAGACCAATTAAAAGGTACTTTAGCGGCTACTCAAACCGCTGCTAACGGAGCTGGTAGTGCAATAAGTGGAAGTGCAAATAATTTAAAAAAATCAAATCAAAATTGGACAGCCTTATCTTTAGTTGTTCAAGATTTACCTTATGGATTTAGGGGTATTCAAAATAACCTTCCTGCATTACTTGGTGGTATAGCGGGAATTGGTGGTGCTGCTTATTTAGCATTTTCTGCAATTATTGCTACTCTTACAGCATTAGACTCTGGTCTTATAAGTTTTGGTAATAAAACTAAACTTGCAACTGATTATAATAAAGAGTTTGCAAAAAGTCTTGCTGAAGAAAAAGTTAAATTAGATAGTTTATATGGTGTAGCTACTAATGTAAACAAATCAATGGATGATAGGATTTCTGCTGCTAAGAAATTAAAAGAAGAATATCCTAAATTATTAGAAAATTTTAGTGCTGAAGATATAGCTGCAGGAAAAGCAACTACTGCTTATGATAAATTAAGTGCGGCTGTAGTTAGATATGCTAAAGCACAAGCAGCTCAAACAGCAATTAAAGAAATTGTAACTAAGCAAATTGAGAATGATTTAAAAATTGCTGAAAAAGAATTAGAATTAAAAGATGCAAATGCTTCTGCAGATAAAGAACAAATAAAAATAGATAAGAAAAATCTAATATTTGCTGCAGGAACTATAAATTTAGAAAGAGTTAGAGCATCAACAATTAAAGATAATGTAGACGGCTTAAAAGCTCAAAATAAGCAATTAGGCATTCAACTTTCAAAATTTGAGGACATTTATGATGCAAATGCTACATCTGAGTTAGATACTCCTAAACCTGGTGGAAAAACTCCAGAACAACTACAAAGGGAAAGAGACCAAAAACTATTAAAAGCACAAGAGGTACAAGTAAGTAATTATTTAGATACTTTAAATGAAAGAAATAAGGAAATAATACAATCCGAGCTAAAGCTACAAGAAGATATTGCTACCCTTAATGATGCTGGTTTTACTAATTACGAAAATGCTTTCCTTGCTAATAGATTGAGAATTGAAGCTATAAATAAAAAGTATAGCGATAAAGAATTAGCAGAAGCACAGAAAATAGCAGACAAGGTAGCAAGTATTCAACTTGATATGAGGTTTAAAATGGAATCTGCACTTGCTTCTATTAATGACCAGTTTGCTAAAGAAGATATTAAAAATGTTAATGATAAGTTAAAAGCTACGTTAAGAGCAACAAGAGGTAATTATCAAGCTCAAAAATCTGCTATTGAAGGAGCTATATCTGATAATGAAAATCTTAAACAATCTGCTATAGAGGCTGGTACTGGTACAGATGAGTTTAATAAATCTATAGTAAATCTAAAGGCACAATTAGAAGGATTAGTTGACCCTATTGAACAACTTGAAATTAATTTTAACACAGCTTTAAATGCAATAGCTACTGGTGCACTTGTTGAACTTGGAACACAATTAGGTAATGTATTTAGTGGTGGAACTTTTGACATGAGTGGGGTTTTAGGATTAATGGCAAGTTCACTTATACAATTAGGTACTTATTTAGTAACAATATCAAATTTATTTGTAGCTATTAAGGCTTTATTTGCTTCTGGTGGATTATTGGCTCCATTTGCTATACCAATAGGTATTGCTGCTATTGCTGCTGGTGTTGCATTACAAAATACAATATCTAAAAAACCTAAAGCATTTGCTAACGGTGGTATTGTATCTGGACCTACAATGGGTCTTGTTGGAGAATATCCTGGTGCTCAAAATAACCCAGAAGTAATTGCACCTTTAGATAAATTAAAATCAATGATTGGAGAAGGTGGTGCAAATGGTCAATTTGTTTTGAAGGGCAATGATTTAGTATTAGCTTTGCAAAGGTCAAATTATTCTCTTAACTTAAGACGTGGTGCATAATGGCATATAATAATAAATATAAAATAACAGTAGCAACAAAGTCTGGAACTATCTCGTATTTATACTTATTAGAAGATGGTTATGCAGGAAGCATAATTGAATACCCAGCAATAAATTTAGAATTAGAGTATATCCCAAAAAGTGATGATGTATTTGAGGCTATAATGTCAAGTCAATTAAATATAACGATTGATATTACTGATAATTCTACATTAATGCCAGATTTCACAACTCTTAACGATAGAAAATATTTAGTTAAGTTATTTAACGACAGCAATTTAGAATGGCAAGGATGGGCTATTAGTGATAATGTTAATATATCATATACAACCGGAAGGAAAGAACTTAACTTTAATGCAGTAGATGGTTTGGGTATATTAGAAAAAATTAATTATCCAATATCCGATACGAATACATTAGTGGATTTATATAAATGTATTGATTATATATTAACTTCTTTAAATTTAATTGGTTTCCCAAGTGGACTTAATTTAATAAGTGGAATAAGTTATTTTGCAGAAGGGATGACAAATAGAACAACAAATAGTTCTTCAGACCCTTTAAATCAATCATATTTAAGAATTACAACATTTATAAATAATAATAATGAATCATTTAGTTGTTTAGAGGTGTTAAATACGATAATAAAAGGATTTGGAGCAAGATTATTTCAAACAGAAGGAAAATGGTATATTGTAACTCCTAATCAATTTGCTCAATCTTCTTATTATTTTACAGAATACAATGCAAGTGGAACATTGGTTACAAGTGGAACTAAAAGTTTAACTGGCAACATACAAGCGTATACTGGAAATACAAGTGGACTTTACTATATTAATAATTCTCAAACAAAAATATTAAGAAAAGGATATAATAAAATTAGGTATGAAAGTGATATAGATTATCCAAATAATTATATAACTAATGCAAATTTGCAACAATATACTGGTGTTGACCCTTTTGCTTGGACTCTAAACGCCACTTCTGGTGCATTTAGTAAATTAAAAATATACGAATACACAGATTTAAATTCTATTATTTTATATAGCGGTAATGTTGGTACTGCAAATGCTTATCCTAGTTTTTTACCTTCAGTAAAATTTAATGATGTTTTAAAATTTAGTTTTGATATTAGTAATATTATACCATATTCGCCACAAAGCATAATTGTTAAAGTATCTATAGCTATAAATGATGGCACAAATGTATATTATTTAAATAGTGATAATTCTTGGGTTTCAACTTCAGCAACATACGATGTTCCGTTTACTGGTGGTGTTTCACCAACGCCTCCACCAGCTATTAGTCAATCTGTAGATATTGATTTACCACCAGCTCCAGCTGATGGTTCTTTAACTATTATTTTTTTAAACGATACAACTTGCATTGATTGGTGTGAAATATCAAATTTTAAATTAGATACAACACAATTATTTAAATCTATTTTTATAGAATCTTATACAAATGATGTTGAGGAATATGTTTATACCCCAGATATTAATATAGGTATAAATTATACAGTTGTAGGAAAATATTTTTATAGAGGAGCCTTAAGTGATAGTATAGGTAATAATTTTATTAATTGGTATAGGCAAGAATACCCAAGTGATATAAAAGATAGTTTAATTGAATTAGTTATTCAACAATATTCAAATATATTACAAAATAATATAATTAATATTGATTCTACATTTTTTGGTATTGAAAATACTGCTGGTAGATTAACTGGTGCAATGAGAATAACATCAAACGACCCAGACATTATCAATAGTGTACAAGATAAAAAGTATATGTTAGGTAATTCAATTATAAACTTTTATTTATCAGAAGTACAAAGTACATTATTAGAAATAAATAGCACAAATTTAAGTACAACTATGAATGTGGTTTACCAAGATAACAACCCTCAAAGAGTATTTGGTAGATTTAGGTCAAATGGTGAAACAACTCCAACTGGTGCTAGTGCAGCTCCATTAACAAGTAATAAATTATATCAAAGTGGTGGCACTTTTTACACAGATAGAAACTTATCTGATTTATTTAATGGTGCTAGTTTATATTATAAAGTACAAGATGAGAATTTGATTACATTTAGAATATTTAGAATTAACAATGTTGGTAGAATAATAGGTTTTCAACCAAGATAAAAACGAACAATAAAAGGATTTGTAAAAACAATTAATTATGGCAATTTTAGGTACAAACGTAATTTTATATTACTATGATGGAACAACAAACATACCATTTGCAGCTTCTACAAACTGTTCTTTTGAAGTAAGCGTAGACCAGGCTAATGTTACTTCTGCTACTTCTGCATGGTTTAAAGAGTTTAAATCAGATACAGCTTCATGGAGTCTTACTTGTGATGGCTTAATAACTTTAGGTAATTACGATTATAAAGATATGTTAGACCATCAGTTAGCAAGAACTCCTTTAGTTGTAAGGTTTTCAATAGGTACAAGTACCACATATACAATACAAGGAACTGCTAATATTGAATCTGTTAGTATTTCTGGCCCAATGGAAGCGGTTTCTACTTATTCAATATCATTGCAGGGAAGTGGAGCTTACACAATAACATAATATGACACATCTTAGAGACTATATACTTATTGTTAGCTTTTTTTTCTTAGGCGTATTTGCCTATGAATCATGTCATAAATCTGATAAAAAAGAGGATATTGACCTATCCAAGTACGAAAAAGTCAAAGAGGTGCATGATACTCTGTACACAAAAACGTACAGAAATAGGTACATAAAAGGGGATTCTATCCCTTTTGTGATTATAGCTACAGATACGACTACTATTCACGATACAGTACGCATACTAAATGATTATAATGCAGTTGTAGCTTATACTGATACCATTAAGCAAGATTCTAATATCTTTGTGATTAATGATACCATAACCAAAAATCGTATCAAATCGAGGTCTTTTGAGTCCAAGATTACCGAAAAAACCATCTATGTTAAGGAGTTTTATGCAGAGAAAGCTAAATATAGGCTTTTTTACGGCATAAGAGGCGATTTTAGCCAATCTAATGGATTAGAAGTAGTAAGTCCTGGATTGATGTTAAATGCCAAAAATAAGGCTCTAATAGGCCTTAATCTTAATATTAATAAAAATAACAATATGAGTTACTCTGGTAGCTTATATTTTAAAATAGGTAAAAAGTAACATGGCTGCAAAGAAAGACGTTAACGTAAGTGCTAATCCTCTACCGATTAGCTTTTCCCAATTTAGTAAAGACCCGATTAAGGGTACTATGTTTTTAGTTATCATCGGTATAACTGTCCTTTATGTAGACATTAGAGGCAACTTTAACAATCAAATCGACTCTCAAGATGCAAGGATTACTAATCTTGAGTATAAAGATAGCTTAAAGACTCAGGCGTTAATTGAGTGTAAAACCGCCCTAAGTTCAACGACTACTAAGTTAGAAACTCTTGATGCAATGGGTGCTATTAAATCATCTGTTAAATAATAAGCCATGAAATCAATTCTTTTAATTTTTGGGTTTTTAACGGTTACAGCTACAACAATTAATGTGACAGCTAAAAAAGAGGATAACAAGATTGCAGAAGATAAGGAGTTTGAGCAGTTTATGAATGATTTTAACCAGACCTTGACTAAGAATAAAGCTGTTCAAGTAAAAGCAGATGAGGCTAAAGAAGCAATAGTAACGTCTACCGTTAGCAAGTTTGCTGAGATTAAGCAAGAGATAAGCACACTAAAAACAGAACTAAATGAAGTTAAACAGACTTTGGATAGTGTTAGCAATGATACTGCTGTCAGTTTCAAGCTACTCGCAATATCCCACTACAAAAAAGATTAAGGGTGATTCTGTAGTTATAATGACTATCGGTCAAGCAGACACTATTAACAAACTATATAAGTCCTATAACGATACAATAATCGCTTATAAGGACTCGTTAAAATCTAAAACAATAAAACATGATTCTATTTTCACTATCTACAGCTATAAAGTTAGTACGCTTGAAAATTACAAGTATCGCTACGAAGCTAATCTCGAAACATATCGTAATAGAGAAAAAGAACTTGACAAGATGGATAAATACCATGCTTGGCAAAAAGTAATCTTAATATTCTTAATCATTTTCCAATTTAGTCAATTATAATATGAAACAGTTTTTCCAAGAAGATAACGGTAGATTTAGCATGAAGCGTTTATGTGGTTTGCTATGTGTTATCGCATTATGTGTTACTATGTATCACAATCAATTTAGTGAAGAGCATACTGCTCCAAGTGCAATACTTGTAGAATCAGTAGCTTTGTTAGCATTCGGTTGTTTAGGTTTAACCTCAGTAGAGAAAATATTTAAGAAAGATGCCTAAGAACGAAAAGATAATATTAACACTTGGCTTCCTATTATGGTTGCTGGGATTAGCATATTTTGTAAAACAAATGATTTAAGATGAAAGTATCAGCCCACTTTGCATTGGCAGAGTTTACTCGTAGTGAATCTGCAAAAAGACATGGAGTATCAAACGAACCAACTCCAGAACACTTACAGAATCTTATCACTTTATGTGAGAAGGTATTAGAGCCAATCAGAATGAAGTTTGGCCCTATTAATATTTCATCTGGATATAGGTCTAAGACTTTGAACCATTACATTGGAGGTAGCTTAAATTCACAACATTGTGAGGCTAAAGCGGCAGATATTGATATGGATGGCATGGGAGGTGCATCTAATACTGAGATTTTTAACTACATAAAAGATAGTTTAGATTTTGACCAGTTAATCTGGGAGTTTGGTGACAATAAAAAACCAGACTGGGTTCATGTTTCTTATAACGCAGGTAAAAATAGAAAGCAAGTGTTGAGAGCACTTAAGGTTAACGGCAAGACTGCCTACGCACCTTACAAGTAGATAAACCAAACCAACCAATATGGCATCTAAAAAAAATGTGCTTGTCATAGGAGATACGCACGAACCATTCTGTCATCCACTTTATAGGAACTTTTGCCTTGAAGTGGCTAATAAGTTTCAATGCTCCGAAGTAGTACATATCGGAGATGAAGTAGATAATCACGCAATCTCTTATCACGAATCAAAACCAGACGGTCATGGAGCTGGATATGAGGCTGATTTAGCTCAAGCAGCTATGTATAAATGGTACAAGGCTTTCCCAAATGTTAAGGTCTGTATCGGTAACCACTCAGCCCTACATAAAAGAAAGGCTCAAACAAGCGGTTTACCAGAACGATTCATCAAATCATACGAACAAGCATGGGATGCTCCTAAAGGCTGGAAATGGGCTTTAGAATGGGAAATAGACGGTGTTCTATATACTCATGGTACTGGAAGCTCTGGACAAGCTGGTGCAATCAACAGAGCAAGAGATGCCAGACAATCAACTGTTATAGGTCATATCCATAGTTTTGGTGGTGTTTTATACTCATCATCTGACAAGGACATGATATTCGGCATGAATGTAGGCTGTGGTATCGATATAGATGCCTATGCAATGGAGTATTCACGACCTTTCCCCAAAAGACCAACATTGGGTTGCGGAGTGGTTTTAGATGGCGGAAGAGTTGCTATATTTGTACCGATGCCATTAGGCAGTAAGATTATTAGGTTGCCTAAGAAGTAACAATAGTTTAGTAAATATTTTAAAGTGTGTATTACATTGATAATCAATGCGGTATGCACTTTTTATTTCCATTAGAATTAAATCGTAAATTTGTATGAGCAGAGAAGTAGACGTAAAGATTGACCAATTAATGAAGGAGAAAAGCAATTTAGAAGCAAGGCTTGAATTGATTGTTAGAGAATTGCGATTAACTGTTCTTAAAAATAGTATCACAAATGTTAATGCACATCATACAACTGACAGAAGATGAAGATGAAAGCTATGAGTTCCAAGATAATTCAGAGGAATCAGATGCTTATATCAACATATATCAAGTAGTTAGTGTTACTGCTGATGAGGAGAATGATGAAAGGTGCTTTGTGTATATGACAAATGAAGATTACTTCTATGTCAATGAATCTATCAATAGTTTTATAATGAGGTATCAAGCTATGCTTTATGGCTCAGTTTTAACTAAATTTTATGATAGTTCTAATAAACAGAATTAAGATGCTCTCTCATAGGTGTTTGGTTGGTTTTGGTGAAGGCTCCAGGTAAAATCTGGGGCTTTTTTTATAATAAAGAACCCCCCATAAGAATATGGAGGGCCACCTATTTATCTACAAAACACAACACTTTACTTTTTTTGGTACTCTTTCACTGCAAATGTAACTAATCCTACAATAGAAAGTACATATAAACCTCTGAAGGTTAAATGCCAAAACATAGGATTCCATTCTGCAATAAGGAAAGCAAATGGTACATAAACCATTACCATTAATGCTATAAGTCCAACCATTGCTTCAAGTATATTTTTCATAATAGTTAATTTAGAAAGGTAGTTTTTCTCTTACTTCGCCATCTGGCTTCCATGGGTCAATTTCTACATAGAAATCTGATTCACCAGGATTGTGAGACTTCTTCATCTTTACTAAGATGTTAGCCCATCCTTTGTTATCTTTAGCAAAGTCATTTAACTTTTGTAAGTCATCTGGCCCTAAAGAGATTTTTCTTAAACTACCGAATGCTGTTGTTAGTGTGAAGCATCTCCCAAGGTAGAGTTCTTTTGATTTAGACATTTTATTTGGTTTTTATTGTTATAAACTTTTCTTTAACTGCTCTTTTAACTTAGTAAGGTATAGACTAAAGTCTAATGCCTCTTCTATAGCGTGTTCAATCCATTGTTCTGTTATAAGGTCATTTCTGTCAAGGTCGGTTCCGTATTTCTCAAAGCCAATCCTTGCTCTGTCTTTTAAACGATTGATAACATTCTCAACGACTGAATCGTACTCGTAGTTATTCTGCATCTTTTTTATATTTTTTTACTTGTGCTTTTAAGGCTTCTCTCCACTTTAAGTCTACAGTACCATCATCCAAGATATCTTGAATAAGCTGTATTGTCTCGTTAGATACAAACTCTTTAGCTTTCTTAGTAGCTTTTACTACTTTCTCTTCTTTGTTTTCTAATTCTAAGTTTTCCATAATTTAATTTTTATCTGCCTTGGCCTCTGTATTGTTTAGGCTTCGGACTGTGTTTATTGTAAGATTTTTTAGCCCTACCCATTTTTCGCTTCCCGAAATTCTTTTTCTGATTCCCTCCAGCAGAAGATTTTAGTTTCGCCATCTTTAAATATTTCTAATTTTATTGTTTCATCTGATGTCTGGCTACATAACATACTTGCTCCTCCTGCTAATCCTAACTGAGTTAAAAAAGTAAACTGCTCTGGACTAATCCTATCGCCTAACTTCTTAATCTCACAAGCTACAAACTGACCATGTTTCTTATCATAACCGATTATATCTGGAACTCCTTTCCTCCCAATAAACGCCCTACCTTTTACAGCAAGGTTATTATTTCTCCATACTTCCATTCCTCTTTGTCCTAAATAGTCAATCATCATTTTGGTCAGCTCGGAAGCTGTTTTGTATGTTGCCATAAACCAAAGTTACAATATATTTATATATATTATACATAGCGAATCATCTCCTCTATTGGAACTTGCACATATTTGACGTTTCCTTCTACTTTAGTATTGTTCACTCTAAAGTACCTACGAGCCTTTTTTCTTAGCATTTCTGACCTCATAAAGTATATTCTATCCCTTAAATCAAAGTTAATAGCAAAGAACTCTACATTCTTATCGGCTATACCAGAAGGTTGATTGTCTCTCTCATATTCTAACCACATAAAGCCATCTAACAATGCTGTAGGCATTTGTATTACTAAAATCTTAGTGTTCTTAGCAAACAACTTAATAGCTTGATAGGTACCATCAGCATTACGAGCCTCTTCTATCTCGAACTTACGTCTGTTCCTATAACCATTATGTTTCGCCATCTATAATGCTTCTATTTCTTTTTTAACTTCTTGCCAATAAAATATTGAATATTCCATTAAATAATACTCATCTGGATTATTTACACATTTTATTATCTCATCTACTGCTATTAATGCACATTGTTTAGATTGATTCCATGCTTTATATTCTTCAGCAATTCCTAAAGGTTCATTTATCCAAGCCTCATTTGGTGTAGTTTGATAAAATTTATCTACTAATTCTTCTGCTTTTTCTTTTGATGTCATAGGTTAATTTGTATAGTCAATAAATGTCATTGTCTCTGGTAAAAATCTAAGCGGCAAGTTTTTTGTTGTGCCATGTCTATTCTTCTCAACCTTACAAATAACTAAATCATTGGTAGCATATTCAGTTCCACCAATCTCTATTGGGTTAGTCATCTCATAGTAATTAGGCCTCATCAGCATAATAACCGCATCAGCATCTTGCTCAATAGAACCAGATTCTCTAAGGTCTGATAGTTGTGGCATCTTATCTCCTCGTTCCTCTACTCTACGAGATAATTGAGATAGGGCGATAATGGGTACTTGTAACTCTTTTGCTAAGGATTTAAGGCTTCTGCTTATTAAACTCACCTCCTGCTCTCGGTTTTGGTTGTTTTTGCCTTGTCCACTCATAAGCTGTAGATAGTCGATAAAGATTACTTTAATGCCATACTTCTGCTTCATAATGGTTGCCTTTGCTCTAAGTTGCGAAATACTTATACCGCCCATATCTTCAATATGTAGAGGGGAAAGTAATATCTTATCATCAGTTTTTAATAATATCTTTCTTTCTGCTTCATTCAAATTATTCATTCTAAGGCGTTTTAAGGGTATCTCACTTGTTATTGACTCTAACCTTTCAACTAACTGCTCGGAGCTCATTTCGAGGCTAAAAATGGCCGTAGGAATCTTATTTAGAATACATAAGTGGTAAATACTTGAAAGCATGAAAGCTGTCTTACCCATACCTGGTCTTGCAGCTATAACTACAAAGTCTGGTCTGCACCATCCAGCTAAAGTGTTATTAAGCTCACTAAATCCAGTATCATAACCTAATAACTCACCACTTTGTGCTTTATCTCTTGAGTAGTTTAACGATAAAATGACATCAGTTATTGTCTTTTCGTGGATATTTCCATACTCTTGTAAAGCTATAAGTTTACTATTAACTACAGAAAGTAAATCTATAGCTTGACTATCGTTGTCTAAACACTCATATTCGCTTTGTTTAAACAGCATAAATGCTTCACGTTTCTTATATACCTCAATAAGCATCTCAATATGGCTATTGACATTGTGTGCTCCAGTTACATTATCAGTTAACTTAGATAGATAAAAAGCACCTCCTAATTCTTTATAAGCCTCATCATCTTTAAGTTTTTGGTTTAAGGTAGTGATGTCTACATAAACGCCATCATCGTACATCTTTTTTACTACGTCAAAGATTTTTTGGTGGCCTAAATCATAGAATACCTCTTTTTTTAAGTGTCCAACTGCTAATGGTAATGTTCTTTTATCCATCAATATTGCACCAAGTATGCTTTTCTCTAACTCTCTGCTCTGTGGTAGTGTTACTAATTCCATTATAATTTTTCTATTAAAATTTTATTAAGTTTTTGTATTGGTAAACAAGTAATTAAATAACCTTTTTTATCTCTAACTGCTAATATCCACTGTTCTTCATGCCTAAATAAAACAACATTTTTCTTTCTCTTATCTATGTAAACATGAGAAAATAAAGATTCATTAAATGATAATGATAAATATTGTTTATATGTAATATCTATTTTATATCTTTCTTTTAATCTTTGTTTAAAATGGTTATAAACTAAAGTTTTTGCATTAATCGATTCCATTATTTAAGGCTGATTTTAGTTGTTTGTTGTGTAATAGGTGTAAACTGATTGCTATTTCTCTTCCATGTTCTTACTGCTGCTTTCCAATCCTTCATAGGATTTTTACCTATTAACCATCCTCTTGCTTCGTAATGGTCTATAAATTGTGAGCCATCTAAATTG